CCCCGGAAACAGGCTTCTAACCGTCCACAAAACACGATATGACAAACACCATTTATATCCATCAGCCGGAAAAGGCGGTCAGCTTTACCCGGCTTCCCAATTTTCTTTTTGAAGCCCCCACATTCACGCCACTGTCCAACGAAGCAAAGGTATTGTATGCCTTTATCCTACGCCGGACAGACCTGTCCCGGAAAAACGGCTGGGCGGACGAATATGGGCGCATTTACCTCTACTATCCCATCAATGAGGTAGTGGAGCTGCTCCACTGCGGGCGGCAGAAGGCGGTCAACACCCTGCGGGAGTTGCAATACGCCGGACTGGTAGAGATTCAGAAGCAGGGCTGTGGAAAACCCAACCGCATTTACCCAAAATCCTACGAAGCGGTTCTAAACACCGACTTCAATAAATCCCGTTCCGGTACGCCGGAGGACTGAAAACCGCACTCCACAAGTACGATAATCAATCCTCTTGAAGTACGGAAACCGGACGGTATATAGAAATACAGAGATAAAAAGATTGATTTATATTCTATCCATTCCCTTTCTATCCGAGATATTTTCTGCGGGATTTTCCTGTGGAAAAGTCCCGGAAAGGAATGGAATGGGGAAAGGAGTTTCATGGCACAACACGCAATTTTGCGATTTGAAAAACACAAGGGCAATCCGGCAAGACCGCTGGAAGCCCATCACGAACGGCAAAAGGAACAGTACGCCAGCAATCCCGACATTGACACCAGCCGGAGCAAGTACAATTTCTACATCGTCAAGCCGGAGGGACGCTATTACCACTTCATTCAAAGCCGTATTGAACAGGCAGGCTGCCGTACCCGCAGGGACAGCACCCGGTTTGTGGATACGCTGATTACCGCCAGCCCGGAGTTTTTCAAGAAGAAGTCCCCCATACTGACGGGAGTCGGGATGCCAGCATGGAAAGCAGCGAAAATGCGTGTGTTTTCAAAACGCAGGAGCGCCACTGGTTCCGTCTGAAACGCTACCTTTGCAGCCAAAGATTGTTTGTATCTGTGCAGCAAAAAGACCCCGTGTGGGGCCTTTTTGCTCGGTATAGTGCCGCATATCCCTATTCTAACAGATGCTTACCGATAATGCAACTGCTTTTTGGACGGCATCAGCGGCTGAGCGTAAAGCTCACGTCGGCAAAGTCATCTGCGGTCAAGACGTAGGTTCCGTTGTCCCACGCCTCGCTGACAAGCATCTTGGCCTCTTCCCAGCTCGCCGCTTCGACGGGTACGACCTTCTTCAGGTATTCTACGATGACGACATCGTAGGTGCTGGTCCGGGGCGGAAGCGCTACCTTTGCGCGTTCCATCATTCTGTCAAGAATCAGCTCGTCCTTCTGAAGCTCGCTGAAATAGTCCGGGTCGCCGCCTTCTTTTCCCGCTTCCTCCAGAAGAAGCTCGCTGTTCATCTCCTGACAGAAGTCGATGCAGTCGCGGATGGTGTACGGCTGATCGTTGTCGGCATCCTCACCATCCTGATTATCATGCAGGGCGAGATGGAACTTGTCATCCATCATCAGGCTGTAGTCATGCCCCTCCAGATAGCCCAGCAGCACTTTGGCCTCAATGGCGGCAAGCTCAACACCCTGCCGGACAGAAACGGCCATCAATTCTTCGGACTTCGTAATCAGCGTCATATAAGCGCTCTCCTTTCATTCCATACAGACTTTTCCGACCGAAAGCAGATACGAACACCAGCCGTAACTGATGCCGAGGTCTTTTGCCTTTTCGACCACCTGAGTGATGCTGTACTTCGGTTCCGGTCTTTTTGCGAGCAAAAGTTCCTCCAGCATCCTTTCCTCCAGCGCTTCCTGCTTCCGACGTTCAGCTTGAGCAAGGCTGCGTTCCAGATAATGCTCGCGGTGCTTGAGATAAGATTTGTGGGATTGTGCGGCCTGACGTTTCTTTACGCAGTCAGGGCAGAACTTCTGGCGGTTCTTGGCGTTCGGTATGTCCCGTCCGCACATCTCGCACTTTGGGGTACTCATCTGAAAATCCTCCCAGAATCCTTATCCATAAGGACAACCCGGCCCACGATCTCGAACCCGGCGAGATCGGCTACCTGCTTCAATGCGCTGACCAATGCACTGATGGTGCGCATCCGGGCAGCTTCAAGCTGTTCCTCCTTGCGGATGTTCTTGTGTGCCTCATACGGCGTCGGGTCGTTGTAATGCTCGCTGTTCTTCAGTTCCACGGTCGGCACCTCCTCATCAACAGATCATCGGAATCAGAAAGAACCACACAACGGGTACGTCTGCCCAGTTACGATAATGGCCGCGACAATCGCAGCTCCAACTGCCAGCCACTTGGCTGCATCAGACATTTCAGCCCACATTAGTTTTTTCCTCCGTTTCAAGGTCTTTGTACGTTTTTTCCATCATCCGCTCTGAAAAATACAGCGCTTCAGCCAGTCTTCCCTCAACGATCATTCGCTCGGTGCAGGGCGGAAATTTGGAGCATTCAAACAGCGCTTTTCTGACCGCATAACGAAATCCATCACTTGCAATTCTGAGGTCAAACATTTCTTTACGTGTCATTCTGCTTTTTCCTCCGGCGCTACAGGCAACGGCATCCAGAACGGAACGTCCACAGGGTAAAAAATCGCATTCTCCCAATTACCTCCATTCCTTCTTTTCCCGTATGAGCAGAAACCGTCCGGCGGCATCCTGTACTCCTCATCATACCGAATCCGTCTGTAGCACCACCCCGCCTTGATGCTCTTTCCATCGGCGAGCAAAGATGTCTTTCCGTAGTTCTTGAAATGTTCACAGTCCTTGCAGCGTACGACGGGCTCTCCGTCATAGTAGCCGCCATACTGTCCATCCCAGTGTGCCATCGGCCGCAGCGTTTCCGGGTCGATGAAAGGCGCACTCATCAGGTCATCGGCAAACCCGGAAACGAGGTTCGCAACGCTTTCCTTGACAACACCCTTGTTGTAGTCGAGATGGTTCCCGGAGGCCATCAAGGTTTTGGCCTCCTCCAGATTCTTCTTCGCCGCATCGTTCCATCCGTTGACGATGGGTACTACATTAACTAACCGTATGTCGCTCATTTTTTATCTCCTTTCAGACAAGCCACTGGGCCATCATACTATCAAGCTCCGAGAAGCCGGTGCAGTGCAGTTCGGCTTTCTGTTCATCGGAGAGAGCGTTGAACAAATCCATCAAAACTGCATCGTACATCGCTGTATCGACATCGAGGCTGTTATGCAGGCAGTACGAGGTCCACAAGGCCACAAGCTGGTTCTGGCAGGCATCGTTGTAGAAATCTGTCGTGTCATCCTTGAGGTAATCAACGAGGAACTGCCATTCGGACTTCTCGGTCATCCAAGATCACCTCCGATCTTGTAGGTCTTGTCCCGGCTGCGGCCAGTCCCCTTGCGGTACTCCGCAATCCAGACCGTCTTGCCGCTTTTGTAGTGGCGGAAGTGGCCTCTTACGGTAAAGGAGCAGGCCGGGCTTGCATGGTGGCCTCTGGGAACCACTGTGAGCTGTTTTCCAGCCGAGTGAATGATGTATGTGGTGTTGGCGGTATGCGGCTTTGTGGAGCCTATGCGCTTGGCGGGAGCCTTTGTTGAGGTGGCGGATTTCTCACCCCTGATGCCGACCGCTCCATACGTCATCAGCGCCATCAGGGAGCCGTACACGGTCAAAGCGCCCTGTTCGGTTTCGGTGGGGTTACAGTCCGCAGGAAGCGTGCTTACTTTCTTCTTCCACAGGCCGTTGCCCAGCGGAGCAAAGACAACGTGGCCGAGCTCCCGGGCCGGGCTGTTGAGGTAGAGCTTCAGCTTCTTGTCAGAGCGGAAGCACTTGATAGAGATGCCGCTCTCGACAATCTGGATTTCCACTTCTCGCAGGGGAACCGGCATCGAACGAACCAGATCGTTGTGCTCATCCCGCCATGCAAGGAGCTTTTCGATGTCCGCCGCTGTGACCACAATCTTGTCCATCATCCAGAATCCCTCCCAACGAATGTGCCGGCATAAAGCCGCCCGCCGATCATGTAGTGGTAGTATTCATGCCCACGCTGGATGTCGGCCTGTCTGCCGGGCATGGGCCGCAGAACCAGCGGATGCCCAGCAACCTGCACCACATACTCTCCAGCGGGGATGAGCGCTGCCATCCACGGCTCCACCGGGTTGGCCCGAGCCGGGCAACCATCCATGCAACAGGTGGCAGTAACCGGGTCTACGTTCATGGTGAACATGGAAAGTTGCTGATAGTCGCTCATAATCACACCCACGCCGGTTCGACGGGCGACTCAGGCAGGTTGAACAGCCAGTCAATCACATCCTGCGGGACTTCTTCCGTCAACCACGAGTGACCGTACTTGTAGCCGCAGACCGGGCAGGGCTTGCCGAGAATGCCATCAGGGTGTTCCTCAGGATGGAGCCAGCCGAGGGCCTTTGTTTCGGTCGCACCAGCCATTCCGGGATAGAGAGGCTTCTGCGGTTCGTAATACAAAGCTGCATCGCCGGAGATTTCATGAGGAAGCGTAAGGCTGTACGGCAACTTAGCAACTTCGATCTGGTCATCGCTCAGAGCAGCGGTCATGCCATCGCAGAGCATCTTCCACGAGCTTTTCTTCATGGATTCCTGCCGCCGGAGGGTTTTGCTGTTCAGCCGATAGTGGTACAGGGTGACAGGCGTGACGGCCAGCTTGTCCCATCCAAGCTCCTTCTGGTGCTTGCAGTACGGACGCATATCGTTCAAATGCCACTCGTCCCAGATGGAGCAGAACTTGTCGAGCATTTCCTGCGTCCATTCATCGCAGGGGCAGCCTTCGCGGATCTTTGCCATTCTGTCTTCCTCCTTACTGAATCTGCTCATGCCAAGCAACCAGACCGGCATCGGTCAGCTCCTGCTGCTTGGCAATCGCGGTGGCCTCGACCTGCGTCACAAGGTCGATGGTGCAGAGCGGTGCGCCATCAAGGGGCGAAACACCGGTCTGATAGTAAACGGCGTACAATGCCATAAGGCATCCTCCTTTCAGCGGTTCCACTTCGTGTTGTAGAAGCGGGTCGAATATGTCTTGTTGTAGCGCAGAATCTCAGCGAAGAAGCCGTTGTCCAGCTCAAGCGTTTCGTTTGCGATCTTCTTCATGTACGGGAGCCGGTTGCTGGTCCAGACCACCCGGCCGTCAACCTTGAGAGTGTACATTTCCTTGCGAGCCATCAGCCGTTGACCTCCTTCTGAACATCCAGCAACTCGCGGCTTCCGTACACTGCGCCTTCGCAGAACTCGCGAGCCTTCTTGCGAGCCGACGCGATGGACACGGCCTCAATTTTGCAGGTGGAGGTGTAGCCTCCGTTCTTGAGCTGCGGGTTGTGGCGGAAATAGGTGACGATGTAGGTTTTCATGTTCAAGCCCTCCGTGTTTTGGTAAGTTGTTTTCTGTATCTTCATTCTAACTTACCGGTCTGGTAAGTCAAACTTATACTGAAGATTTCACAAAAAAATTTACCGTATACCGAAGGAACTTTAGCCAGCAGTTATGCTCTGCTCCCGAACCTCTCTAAGAACTGCTGGGCAGCACGGGCGCTTACCGGGGTGATGGTATGATGCTGGCATCCAGAAAGCTGGTAGAGGACGGTGAAGTAGTTCCCGGCGGCATCCTCGAACAGCTCTATGCAGGTGGTGTTGGCGACGATGTTATCGGCAATCCCCTTTCCGTGCTCATCCAGCAGGGACTCCAGCGAGGTTGCGGTGAGCCGCAGGGCAGCAACCATGAACGGGAAGTCCATCAGGTCATACCGGCTTACAACGTCCATCAGCTCTTTGGTCATCGCGGTGACGCACTCAGCAGAAATGTTGCGGGCATCATCCGGCCTATTTGCAAGCACTGCCAGCGTCATCCGCAGCGCATAGGGCATCATTTTCTCAGGCATTGTTTTTGTCCTCCTTATACTCGCTGACAGCCTCCGAGATGGCATAATCACGGTGGTACGTCCAGCTATCGTCATTGTCGATATACTTCCGCATCAAGACCGCCGCACGCGGGGCGAGCGCATTGAGCGTCGTTCGGTCAAGCTCATAGGCTTCCATAAGCTCCTCATCGGTGAACTGTGAGATATATTCCCGCACGTCCTCCTCATAGCTCCGAAGCTCATATTCGGAGTATGAGCGGACCGGCTCACAGCCATCCGGCGGTTTCGGGCAGTAATCGGTGCAGCCATCGTCGTGGACGCCCGGCTTCCTCCCGGTCAGGAACGGAGCCATGCAGATGCCCTGCGGGTTAAACACGCAGGTTTCAGAACAGCATTCAGTGCAGAGCTTCTGGCAGTGCAGCAGGCTCGTGATGCTTGCCGCGTTAGAAGCATCCTCGTTGTAAATCAAGTAGGCAATGCCCTTGCTATGCCGTTCATCAAACCAGCGCCAGATGTCAACGCGGCTGGTTCCTGCCGGGAAATCCAGAAACGGGGCCTCCATCGTTTCGGTGGAGGGGTCCATAGGGACATCCCCGAACCGCTTCCACAATTCTTCAAGCAGCGCATCGCGCTCTCTCAATGTTCTCATTACCAACGCCTCCCCAGAAAGAGCCTCGCCAAGCCCACAACAGCCATCGCCCCGACGATTGCCCAAAAAGCAGCGCAGAGGATGTCCGTGGCCGTTTCGAGCCACTGATCTACCACGATCAACCATGCCATCATCATTTTGCCTCCCCTCAGCCGAATACCAAATCGCCGAACAGGGCGTACTGGATTATCGCATCGGCACATCCCGCGTCAATCTCGCCGCAGTCCACCTTGCCGTCGCCGCTCACAGCTCCGTAGCAGTCCCCGCCGTTCTCCAGCCAGAGCCGGAATCCCTGTATGAACTTTTCGATGTCCAGCTCGTACCACTCGGTGTCCTGCTCGTCAAACGGTTCCGTCACATGAACCTTCAGCGTTCCACCGCGAGAAATCTGCTCGCTGGCATACTTGCCAAGATACTGGCCCTCGACCGTCACACGGTCGCACCAGTAGCAGATGCCACCTTCCAGTGCAGAAACCATAATGTCATCGACATCCTGACCGGTCGGCCGAACGACCAGCTCGGCATGAACCTCAAAACATTTTTCGTTCGTCATATTGTCCTCCATTCGTCAAATTTTCGGGTCAAAAATCAGGCCCGTCCACGTCTTGTTGAGCCGGTCGCGGTACTTCCCGGTCGGAACCATGTACTTGTCCGGCAGCTCCGGCGGTAGCGGCCGCTCGTTCCTCAAATCCATACCAGCGTCGAACATCGAGAGTTGTACGGTCTGGCTGGTACGTTCCCGCAGGAGCCGATACCAGTAGATGATGTGGTTCCGAACAAGGTTCAGATTCACGCCATCCGGCCATGCAGGGTCAGAACAGCCGTTCTTCTTCAGGTCATCCCAGTGCTTATACTCAGCGTCCAACTGCTCCCTGATCTGGGCCTCGCTCATCTCTTCAGGGGGAATATAGCGGCTCACAGGTGCGCCTCCTTTCGGCGCTCATCGGCGATGACATCAGCGGTAATGCGGTCAACGCCGAGCTTTTCGAGCTGCCGGTAAGCTGCTTCCTTTTCCTGCTGGCAGTCGGCCCGGACGAGATCATCAATCATGTCACTCAGCATACGCCAGCCTCCTCTCTGGTGATAGTTCCGTGAGTCCACGGCCCGGTGCGAACGCCAATGCTGGGCAGGCGGGCCAGCAAAGCCTTTTTCATGTCATCAAGGTATCCCCGGTAGCGCCGCTTCTGAAGACCGGCCAGCCATGCGCTCTGACAGTCGGAGTAGCCGTCTTTCTGGACAAGCTCGACGGCCAGTGACCACTCGTTATCCTCCACGCAGATGTAAAACAGCTCGTTTTCGAGGATGACCCGACGCTCATTGCCGAGCCAGACGTTCGAGTTGGCCGCAGGCTGGAAGCTGGGGCAGAGCTTCCGCAGTTCGGCGCAGAAGCATCTGAGAACGTCTTCCTCCTTGTAGCTGCTCTCGATTTCATCAACGTACCAGTCATCGGCAACAAGTTCATCAAGGCTGATGTCTGCCATCATCCGAATTTCAGGCTCCTTTCCGTCAGGGCCGTCCTTACGCCAGACCCGCAGATCATCGTTGTCGATGTAGAACAGGCCCTCATACGAGCCGGTCACATAAACATTGCCACGTCCCATAAATCAGCCCTCCGCATCTTCGAGGAACGAGATGACATCTTCGAGGCCGGAGGATGCAGATTCGAGCATATCGACCGCATTTTCTGCAACCTCATACCGCTCAGTCCCCTGCAAGCTCTCAGGGATGTTCTCGAAGGCTTCCTGCTCCTCCTCGTAAAGCTCATCAATCTGGCCCTTCAGCTCATTCAGGGCATCTGCAATCTTGCTGATACGCTTGCGTCGCGAGTTATTCATTGTCACAGTCCTCCTCCACTTGTTCGTTGCAGGAATCATCAGACTCTCTGTACGAGAAATAGTAATCATCAGGCGGCTCCGTCATACCGCCGAACCGGTCAAGCCGGCCGGAGCAATCATACATCGGATTCATCGCTGTTCTCCTTCAGGTAGCAGTGGTCAACGACCCAGCCGCCCTTGTTGCCAAAGTCCTTCATGTACCAGTCGAGGCGAACCATCTGGTCGGTGCCATCCAAGCAGGAACCGAACAGGCTGGTGGAGCAGCAGCTCGACCGGAAAGCCTTGTTGTCGCTGCTGACCTCATAGGTGCGGCTGCGCAGCGGGTAATGCCGGTCAGGCCAGTTGCTCTCAGCAAATACGATGCAGGCGCTCACCGGCTTTGCAAGCTGGGTCTTGTTGCGCTCAACGAACAGGTCCCGCAGTTCGGGATAGGTCATGTTCTGGTTATCCATAGCTGATACCTCCATCAGAGAACGAAGCAGATAACGAGCAGGGTGACGGCAAAGGCTGCTGCGCCGATGGCAACGGCGTTCAGCACGTTGTTGAAACGCTCCCGGTAGGCATCCTTCTGGCGGCGTGCTGCGCGGCTCCGCTGCTGTGCGGGGCTGTTCAGCATCCGCAGGAAGCAGTTCGGGTCGTTCTCCCACTCACGAGCAGCGGTCATGTTCTTGTTTTCCATAGCTAAAACCTCCAAAATATCATGTATCTGCGGGTGGCTCCCGCGACGCCCAGCAGGGCGTTTCGGCCGGTGCCAGCGGCCATCATCAGGCGGGTTAAATGTCGGTTTTTTGTGCTCCGTCTTTGGTGTGTTGCCACACATCGACGGAATAACCAGTGCTGCGGAGCTGTTCGGCCAGTTTCCGTGCCCTGTCCGCGTTGTCGGCCCATGTGGTGAGCGGCCAGCCCCGCTTGCAGTAAACAATCTGGTAACGCATCGTTTACACCTCCTCACTTCATCAGGATGTCGTACAGGCGGGTCGGACTTCCTCGCAGTAGTAGAGGTCAACAAAACCGTTGCTGTACATCCACATCTGGCTCATCCAAGGCTGCTCGCAGTGAGCTACATCGGTGCTGTGCCAGCCATTGCCCCGGTTGGTGAGAACGTCGGTGTAGGTGGCTTCTCGTGCATCCACGCCCTTGACTTTGTGAGCTGCCCCGCTGCGCTTCATGATCTTGAGAAGGTAGACCGTTTCTTTGTCCATGTACTGCTCGGCCTCGTTCATGGCATCCAGCAGATTCTCCGCCTTCAGCATCTTGTAATCAATGGTCAGCGGCTTGTAATTCGCTCTGTAGTCAATCGCTACGATGTACTCGTTCTTCATATTCTGTTCCTCCATAATCTTACCGTTTTGGTATGTTTTTCTGTATCTTCATTCTAACTTACCCACCACTGGTGTCAAACGAAAAATGAAGATTTATCGAAAAAATTTACGGAGTACATCTGGAAATTTACCGGCGGTCAATAGACCATGCCTTCCGGGTCAATGATGGCACATTCCTCACCGTGAACGTAGTAGGCGTTGCCGTCCTCATCCACCCAGACCCAGCAATAGCCAGACAGCCCAATTTCCGGGCCGCTGGCTACGCCGTCCCACTCTGGCTTACGGGTCAGCTCCCCGACTACCGCAAAACCGATGTCCGCTGCATACCGGCGGACGATGCTCTCAGTAGCAGGCATGAGCGGTGTTCCTGATGGCGTGGACCATCAGCGTAATGGCCTCGGCCAGCGGGGTGTTCAGGTACGGCAGCTCCTTGTCCTCCACGATCTCGGAGTTCATGGTCTCGCCATGCTCGTTCTTTGCCGTAATCCAGCAGCCATCGCCGGTGTTCTCCAGCACGATGCTGAAGTACGGCTCCTTCTGGCCGCAATACTCCAGATACTCCCAGAAGATACGGGCCTTTTCCTTGCCCACGGACTTGACCGACCAGCGCCAGTTTTCGTCGTTCTGGTTGGCCTCGGAAACCAACTGGCTAATCAGTTCCTTGTGTTCACGCAGATCATACATATCTTTCAACCTCTTGACTTTCTCCTGCCCTCCTGATAAGATGGAAACGAGATGGGGCAGGTCCCATCCCGTTCCGTCTGGCTAGGTTCCCGCAGTGTCGCAAACTGTGTGGGGGAACCTAGCCTTTACTGTTTCTTAGGCTCGCCGGTTGCAGGGGCGAGGACTCCGGCAATGCACTTAATGCACTGCGTCGCTTCCTCGTCCGTGTGGCCGTGAGCCTTCAGCCAGTCGATCAAGCGGCTGGCTTCCAAAGCGGTCATGCTGCACTCGCCTTTCATTTTGTTACACCTCCTGCTCGTGCTTCCAACTTACCAGCCGGATGCTGGTAATTGTAGATAACTTACCTTTTTGGTAATTTATCTTAGTATCATTATAACTTACCCAACTGGTAAGTCAATCTGTTTTTTAATTTTTTCAAAATATTTTTTATATCCACTGGCTATTTGATGCCAAGCCGCTGGTGGCCTCTGGAAAACCTCTGAATTTGCATTTTGGTTACGGGTAAAAGTGTATTGGGAAACGTCTGGAACCCTCTGGGAAGGATTTGTCAAAAGTGCATAACAAAATTTGGCTATTTTGAGAATTGATTTTTCTGGCGACGTTGTTCCATCGGAATTTCCGTGCAAACAAAAAAATCCCCCTGCACCAGCCTTTTTACGGGTCATGGTACAGGGGGATTATCATTTTACGCTGACTTTGCGCTGGCTCAGCCCAGATTCAGCGTATTCTGGGCAGCGGCCTGCTTGGCGGCGACGTGGTTGGCGTCGATCTGAGCCTCAATACGATTTTCGAGGTACTGGGTCGTATCGCCGAAGTTGCTCTTGATGTAGTCCTGCGCGTCGCTGCTCATGCTTTTCAGCGCGGCAGACACGGCCTTCATAAGTGCTTCTTTCTGTTCGGCCTCCTTGAACGTCCCGGCGGTCTTCAAATCGTTGACGTAGGTCTGGTTCATCGCGGCCACGGCATTGGACACCGCACTGCCGATTTCGCGGACGAGGCGCTGCACCTTGATGTCGTTGGTCTTTGCCGCGATGAACTCGATGAACACGGCAATGCCTTTCTGGATGCAGGCGGTCACGATGGGGATGCAGATCAGCAGGGCGACGTACAGCAGGCTTCTCGTAAACACATAGCCGAGAAAAGCACCGATGATGGCCGTTACTGCATAGCCGACGGCCTTACGCCACAGCTCTCCATCGCGGCTCTCCAGAGTTTCCAGCCGTTTTCCCTGCTTTTCCTGCTCCCTGACCATGCTCTCCATACTCAGGGCCAGCTTCTCGACCGAAGTGGACAGTGCGCCCATTTTGCTTACACTTTCCTCCAGCAAGGCGATTCGTCTGTCCTGACGGGCATTTTCCTCTTCGAGCCGACGCTTGAACTCCTCATGCTCGGCTCGCGTAATAGGCTGGTCCATCTGAACCTCCTCTCCTTCGTCATACAAAAAATGAGGGGAGCCGGTTCTCCCGACTCCCCTGCGCGATTACTCGACCTCGACTTCGAGGTCCTTCAGGATTTCCTCAACCTGCTTCCGAATCAGCGCCGGAACCTGATCGAGGGTCTTCTTGCCCTTCACAATGAGGGTTGCATCCTCCAGCCAGCGAATCGCTGCATAGGGCGCAGGTCTGCGGCACAGGAGCTTCACGGCGTTTTCCGCAGAAAAGCAGGTAAAATCGCATCGACCACGCCGCATACCATTGTCCCAAGGAACCTTCCTCAAGACAGATTCAATACGGTTCACGCCCTGATTGCCACCGGTGACGGCTTTTCTCGGCTGTTCATAGCCCGCGATTGCCGCGAGATCCGGCCCGCAGAAGAACGGGGTTCCGTCCGGGTCAAAGACGACCCGCAATTCCTGCCGTTCCGGCGTGGTGAAAATCACGCAGTTGTCACGCATTCCGATCACCTCCGTAGAAGCAGCTCCGCAGCCTTTTGTTGCGGGCATTGAAGATTTCCCGGAGAATCACAACGGCACGTTCCGCCTGCTCCAGCTTGCCATCCGCGAGGTTGCTGTCCACCATGTCGATAGCGACACCGACATCACCCATACGGATGACCTCACGCTCAAGGTCCATAGCACTCATATCAGCACACTCCTTTATCTTGCAAGAAGCCCGCTGACATGATATAATCGTGTCAACGGAACTTCTCAGGATTGTTCCGGGCAAGATGTAGGAACCAGCGGTGCTTTGTGAGGGCGAGCCGCTGGTTCTTTTTTTGTTTGCCCGGTTCACATCTTCATTCTAACTTACCGTTCTGGTAATGCAATGAAAGTGACCAATGATATGAGCGTTTTGCAAAAGTTTCCCGTTTTGGTCAGTCCAAGGACTGTCCGGCGGACAATCCAACGGATTCCATGTAAAATCGGCCATTTTGAGCGACATTCATCCCAAAACCTCTGAAAAGCCTCTGATTAAACCCGGACTTTACCAGTAAAAGTATATGGAAATTTGTCTGGAACTTTCTGAGAACGAATTGTCAAACCCGCCATCGAAGATTTGTTCAAAATGAGAATTGATTTTACTGGATGATTTGTTCCAGCATCATGCCGGGACAAACACAAAACGAGCCGTCCCATCGGCAAAATCCTGCCGACCGACGCTCTCCTTTTCGGTCAGGACAGCGAAGATGCCGCTGGGCATATCATCCCGGCCGAACAGCAGGTTGAGCGGAAACTGCGGGACCATCTTGACACCGAGCAGCAGTGGCGTTCCGAGTGAATCCATCACTCCGAGCATCCAGTAGCCGCCGGTGTCATTCCATGTGAATCGCAGTTGATACAGCCTGCTTTGGAGGGAAACTTTGACAACGCTGTCGTTCATGTCCGGGACTTCGATGACGAAGTAGTCCACGAACGCCCTCCTTATCCCAGCAAGCCGAAACTGCTGGCAGCGTTATAGAGAACGGAACCTCTGCTAGAACTGGACGAAGAACCTGATGCAGAGGAGCCGCCGGACGAGCCGCTTCCTGCCGTACTTGCGGCGGTGGTGCTCGCTTTTCCAGCGGCTTTTGCAGTTTTGCCCGACTTGCCATAGCTGGCCGGGATTTCTGCGGTGGCGGTTTCCGTCACCTCGATCTTCTTGAAGGCTATCGGAATCTCACGGGCGTAGCCGACCTCCACAGACTTCTTGATGTTCATGCTTGTAATCACCATGTTGGAATACACGCAGTCAGTGGTCGTGACTTCGAGAATCTTCTTGGCGAAATACAAGTCCTTCAGCCGACGAACAACGCCCTCCGTCTTTCCGGGGCCGGAGCCTGTACGCTCCCTCCATGTCACCGGCGTATCGGTCACATAGAGCGTCATATTCAGGGTGTCGGCCTTCAGCACGATGGTATCGCTTACACTGAAGCCCTTTTCGGTCGGGTACTCAGGCACATCCGCTTCATAGCCTTCTTCGGAGTCGATCAAGGCATCAAACTCGATGTCATCGACGCTGACGGGCTGTTTTGCTCTTGCCATGTACTCTCACCTACTTTGCAAATGCCAGCGCACGGGCCATCTCGCCGGTAGCATCGCCTGCGGCCTTATCCATAGCCTCAGAACTCTTTTGCTGCCCGGCACGGTCGCCGTTGAACTTGTTGTTGATGTTTACGTTCTGGGTCACAGTGCGCCCACCGGTCGTGCCGCCGGTTACGCCCCGCCCGGTAGCTTTGGAAACCACATTGGCTTTGGCAATGACCGACATTTCGCCGGTCATACCTTCCAGTGCATCCTTCACCTTCTTCTTGCCGGAAGTGATGCCCGATGCCATCAGGTCGATCATGTCCGGCATATAGGTGTGGAAGTCGCTCAGGGGGCCATCCTCCGGCTCCGAGAAGCCGAGGAACGACTTGATCTTATCGGCTACGCCTTTTACAGCCTCGCCTACACGACCTACCGCAGACTGGATGCCTGATACGATGCCGTCGATGATGTCGGAGCCCCACTTCAGGGCTTCAGCCGGGAGAGATGTTATCCAGTCGATGGCCGCTTGGATGCCCGTCACAATGGCATCGCGGACGTTGCCAATCGTAGCCTTGATGCCTTCCAGCAGATTGCCTGCTGCCTCACGAATCTTGTCCCAGTTCTTCCACAGCAAAACGCCGATTGCGATTGCAGCGGCGATTGCCAGAATGACCGGGCCGAAGGCGCTGGCAAGAACAGAGATTACCGCACCGACCACCTTGATAACGGTGATGATGCTCTTTACAACAACAAAGGCCAACTTAATAACGGAAATGACCGCTTTCACAACAGAAATAACGGTTGTAATCACGCCAAAGATAGCCGAGATGCCCTTGACAGCGGCTATGACAGCCACCACGCCCACGGCAATTCTGCCGATGGATTCACCGATGTCTGTCCATTTTTTCTTATCAACCTTCCCGCTCGACAATTCCTTGAAGAACTGAGCGATACCGGGGGCTACCTTGGCTACGGCTTTCTGTATCTCCTCAAACGCCACCACCGCCGCAGTTCGGATGCCCTCAAATATGGGAACAACCACATTACGGATGCCTTCGCCGATGTAGCCGATGGCCTGCTTGATCTTCGTCCATACTCCAACGATGTTCTGGCGCAGCTTTTCGCAGTCTACGCCAGCTCGTTCGAGCATGGTTCCGAGCAGGCTTTTGTCGCCCCGCATGAACGAGATGAAGTCCTCAATCACGAGGGCCAGCAACAGGAAGACCGCAAAAAAGGCCAGCGCCTTTCCGTGGCCCAGCCCTATTGCCCGCGCCAGCTTCGTAAAGCCGTTTATGGCCGCTCCGATTTTCTTGAGGTTCATCGCCACGAGCATGGCCGTGAACGCCGCAGCCAGAACAGACAGCACACGCTGTGAGCCGCCCAGCTTATCCGTAAGGTCGGTGAGCTTCTGGAGCCAGTCACGAATCATCGTCAGACCCTTTGCGCCAATGCTCAGAATCTTCTGATAGGTCGGCAGGAAGAACTGGCCGACTATCGTTTTGATTTCCTTCAGCTTGGCGATGTACCGCTTTTTGGTGCTTTCGTAGCTGTCGAGGCTGCGCTGGCAGTCGCCAATGGCATCCGGGCTTTGCTGGAGGATGGCCTGATAGTTGACCTGCATCTTCGTGAGCTGGTCCAACTTATCGTAGGTTCCCTTCAGGCCCAGCGTAGCCATCGCCTGCGCTCTGGTGCTGTCGTTCAGGACCGCACCCAGCGTCTTGGCGGCTTCAGACTCGCCCATGACAGCCTTCGTCATGGCGTTTACGGACGCTGTTTCGTCCATGTTACCAAACGAGGCAAGGTCGAGGGCCAGCGAGGTCATCTGCTCGGCCATTTCAGCGCCAGCTTGGCGGGTCATGCCAAAGCCGACCAGCAAGTTCTGCTGATCGGCAAGGTAGGTCTTGATGTCGTTTTTGTTGCGGCCAATGGCATCGGAGTATTCCTGCGCCCATTTATCGACCTCATTCCGCATATCGCCGAAGACAACATCGAACTTGTTCTGCATCTCTTCAATGGAGGATGCCACCTCAACGCAGCCATCAATGGCGCTTTTGATGCCCGCGACGGACAGCGTGATGCCGACCGCGCCGAGAACTTTGGAGGCCATCGACTTCAGCGACTTGATGCTGCCCTCTACCTTCTGCTCGGAGGCCTGATCGACTTTGTAGCCAAACAGGATACCGATGTCGCGTATGGTCATACTGGTCAGCTCACCTCCTTAGCCATATCCTCTACCCGGCCGGCTTCCACGTCCTGCTCCATGCGGTACAGCGCATAGAGCTTCAGAGCTTCGTCCAGCGTATAGCAGTTCTTCAGCTCCCACATGGATGCCAACCGGGCCTTGATGAGGATGTACATTCTCAGCTCAAGCTCTGTGAAACCGCTGAGGTCGAGGTCGCCGTAGCGTTCCGGGCCCGGGCCATCGTCTTCTCCGCCCACTCGGCGACTTTGCCAAATCGGTCGCCGAGCTTCTTGAAAAAACCGTTGTAGTTGGTGCGGATGACCTCAAACGCCAGAATGAACATATCCTGCACATCGGTGCAGAACACCTCGTTGGCAAGGTCTTCCGTAAGCAGGCGCACCTTTTCGCCCGGCTGCTCCACCGAGATGTTACTGCCCGCGATCAGCAGGTGCTTCAGGATTTTCTCGACCTTATCGCCATCGAGCGAAGAGAAAGCCCCCGCAATCGCGGGAGCTGCATCTTCTACCTTGATGTCGAGCAGACCGTCACCCTCCTTTTCCGTATCCACGTCAGACAGCAGCGGTGCAAGGCCAGATACGAGCGGCAGAACGAGCGCTGCCAGTTCGCCGGTCATGTTCGCTGCTTTGAACGCCGGAAGCGGACGGATGTAGAAGATATTTTCACCCACGGTTACTTCGCGGGTTTCGAGCTGCTTCAGGTTATTCATCGGTGTCCTCCTTACTCGTTCATGGTGGCATCGCCGGTGTCAAGCTCCCACTCACGGTTGTTGGTCTCTTTGCCGCGAGTGACAGGAGCTTTCTTCACGCACCATGCAGCTTCCGTGCTGAACACCAGACCGCCCTTCAGGTCCTTAATCAGAATTGGGAACAGGCCGTTGCCGGTGTCGCGGTCGAGATCGACCATGCCGGAGAAGTACGAGTTGCTGTCGCTGGTCTGCAACAGGGTGAGCTTGACCTTGTAGGTGTTATCCGGCGAAATCGAACGGGCAATTTCGCCGTCACAGCCGGTCTTTTTGGTGATACCGTCGCCGTTCGGCTCAATGCTGATGAAGCTGTCGTCTGCATAGCCGGTGACAATGTGCGTACCGCAGGTGACGATAACTTCCTTCGGGTTGTAGGTCTTGATCTTGCTGGACATTTACTTTCCCTCCCTTACAGATTCTCGTAGGTCAGGCAACCCTTGATTTCCACCACATGGATAGCACCAGCAATGCGGGCAGAGAACTTGCAGTCCTTCAGGATACGGGATGCCTTCTGGGTGCTGGTCAGGTCTGCTGCCAGCGGCACGGACGTGGTGTAGCCCGGAATAGCATTACCGTCTGCATCATACTCCGTAGGAGCAATGCCGCCGTACTTCTGACCGTCCTTCAGGGATGCAAGCATCTGGTTCTCAACAAGGCCGATGCCGTTGTCGGTGTAGGGAATCTTCGGGTTGACGATGAGCAGGTTCACGACACGAACCTGCATATCGTTCTGGAGCCAGTCGCGGAAGCGGATAACATCAATCCACTCACCGCCGCCGGTCTTGCCGCCCTGCGTGATGTTCTTGGATGCCACGGTGATGACATAGTTGAAGTTCGCAGCCTCCAGTTTCTTGATAAACGTGCTGGTCAGCTTTGCAGGAGAAACGGTCGCAAGCGGCATCAGCGCCCACGTTTCCTGACCGGCGTGGTAGTTCATCGCCTTGACGGCCGCAGCTACAGCCATGCCGTACAGGTTCTCAGCCGGGATGTCGTTCTCCAACTGGTCTGCCGTTTCTTTTGGGAAGAACGGGAAGCTGCGCAGATAAAGGCCGGCATCCACAATGGGTTTATCCGGATCCTTGTCGATGTAGCCGCACAGCTTGTTCTGGGTTTCGGTCCACTGGATGATTTCCTTGACCTTTTCATCCGCCAGGCCGACCGGGCAGATGCAGTACCAGCCATTGACGGCCAGCGCATTCTCCAGAACAGCACTTACGGTCTGCAATGCGGGGTCTTCGGTCTCCTTGTCCACGATGTCGCCCATAAAGGCAACATAGACCTCGTGGGGTCTGGGAGACTGCGAAAAAGCCACCCGTGCAGCCACGCCAACAGGGTCAGTGCGTTCACCGGTGGCAGCGATGCCCAGCGCCGTCAGCTCCTCCAGACTGTTGTACACGCCGATGGCAGGTACATCCCCAGTCGGATTTGCAGGGGCAGGACCCAGAATCAGGATATTGTCGAAGTTGGCATCGTTGGAGATGGGGGACGCCAGCGAGATGTCAACGGTACAAATCCTATCGAGGCTATTGCTCATATATCTTTTTCCTCCTTTGCAAGTCGGTTATTTATCTCGGCATTCGTGAAATATTCGCCCTCATGGGCAGTCATCTCCGAACTGCCGCCGCCGCTGGGTGTCGGGGTTACCTGCGGCTCAATGTTGATGACATCATCAGCTTGGATGTCATCTTCGCCATCGGAATGCTTCACGCTGTCGATGTCCAGCGTTCCGGTAATGCCGATGGCCGTCATGGTGAAATAAACCGCGATTTCCAGCATTGCCCGGAACTCGTAGTTGGTATCATGCACCAAATCGGTCAAATCCTGAACTGCCGTAGGAACGACAATGGCGATGTCATGCTGGTGACACCACTGTGTTACGAACGGGGAGTTCAGGAAACTCTCAAAGGCCAGCATATCATCTTCAGCCGTGTTTTCGGCAATGGGGGTGAAGCCCGGTGCCACTTCTTCCTGCCTGCCATGCGTGAACAGATCAATCTGCACAGGAACAGATGCAGGATAAAAGGCTACCGGTGTGCCTTCAATGATTTTGACCGGCGGGTTTCTCGACCGGTTGACGGAGCCGGTGGTCAGCGTGACCAGTGGACTGCCGGGCTTTGCTACAAAGCTCTGCTTGGCATACGTCACGGTTGCTCCAGCAAAGTACGTTTGGGTGAGCTGCACAAGCAGCTTCTTCAGCTCAGAAAGCGTCATACGCAGCAATACCCGCCTTTCCCATCTGCTCGGATTTCAGGGCGCGGCATACGGTTGGCCTCTGCTGCTGAAACCTGAACAAACTCGCTGCGGCAGTGACCCACCATCGTGTGGTCCCACCCCAGCGAGCTGACACATTCATACCAGTGTCCTTCCGGGTCCATCCGCCCCTGATAGAAAAGCCAGTCGGCTCTGCGGCCGGCAGAGCGGTCTGCGGTATGGAAAACGAGATCACCGAAAGCCTTCATGCGCTTTACGGTGTTCTCACCTTCCGGGAGCGCCTGAAGCTCATCTTTGGAGAGCGGCTGAACATTCAGGGACGTGATGAAGTCTTTATACCCGGAAACCCCATAGCCATCGACAATGTTCGCCTCGCCGAAGCGACGCACAACAAATGCTCTGCGAAAAATGCCAAGCCCCATATCAACCACTTCCTTTCTTGCGAATGACGTATTTGACGGACTGCCGCATTCTGCCGGTGTCGATCAGCGGTTTGTCCGATTTCTTCTTGCGGATGGTGGAGGGCGCGTTCGGTTCATAGCTGCCGCTCTCGATTTTCTCTTGAACTAAGCCCACGCCGAATACACCAATTTGCTTCAGGCTTTGCTCGGCTGTTTCGCCCGCAGTAATGGACTTTAGCTGCTGGGCGCACATGGCGTTGATGGGGTCGGCGTTCTCATCAACGCTCTTGCGCAGGAACGGTCGGGAGGGCGCGGTCGAGGTTCCCAGTTCGTTCCACATGGCGATTTGCGCCATATCAACGCCCCGGTCATCCGTGACCTTGCCCGCTTGGAAGCCTACAAAGACCTCCTTGTCCTGAAGTTCATCAATTTGCCGGAAGAACTTCTCCCCCTCCGGGGTCAACCGGTCCCACCCGCCGGTCATCGGCATTCACCCGCAGAACGAATCGAAATCACGACCAACCGCCGCAGCGTCAGGTACTCCAGACCATAGGGAGTCAGCGCCAGTTCGGCATCTGCCATCAGATTGGTTCCCTGATTTACGTTGAAGCTGACAGATGTTTCGCCTTCAGTGTAGCTTCCAACGCGCAGAGCGTCGCCCACGCTGCCGTACTGGTTATCGCCATAGCCGGCCATTTTCAGGCGATGTGCCGTCAGGAGTGCGATGGCTTGGTCATACAGCTTCCCGAACACCTTCTTGCTGATGAGCGGCGCTGTGAGGTTCAGCCATGCCTCAACGGTCTCATCGTTCAGCACGTCGAACTCGGTGGCAACCAGCCTGAAAATTCTGACGGCATCTTCCATGACTTATTTCTCCTTTGCAGCAGTGCGGCTCTTGACCTCGGACAGGTTTCCCTGCCCGATGAAGAACTTCACGATCTCGTTGTCATCATAGCCGGTGACTTCCTTGGTTTCACCCGGCAGGATCACGGTAGCACCGATGCTGATGATTTTGTTTCCGATATTCTTCAGTTTCATATCATGGCTCCTTTACAAAAAGATAGGAGCCGCCGCACAAACGTACGGCAGCTCCACGGGTGAGTCAGCAGATGCCAGTGGCAATCAGCATGGACATGGGGTAGTAGATGATAGCGCCTGCGGTGCGGGCCTCGCAGGGAACGACCATTTCCAGACCTTCAGGCTGCACGGGATACTGCATGAAGGACAGCGGGTTCTCGATGGTGAACTTGCGGGGGTCGTTCTTGAACAGCAGCGCAACGCCCTTGCCATCGCTTTCTGCCGCATACGGGTTGGTGTCCACGCTGTCGGGGTCCAGCTCCGGGCAGGAGACGATGCGGGCAATATCCGTGATATTATCCTGAATGTACTTCAGCACGGTGGTTGCAGTGCTTTCGATGCGGCGGTTCTGAATCTCGATATACGCCTCGGACGGCAGGGCCAGAGTGTCCGGCTTCTCCACCTTCTTGGTGGTGCGGGCGACCTGCTTCAGCATACCGGTGATGTCGGCCAGAATCTCGTCCTCGGTCTTGTCGGCCCACTTGGTAGAACCCTTTGCGCCGGTTGCGGGGACGTACAGCGGCACATCGTTGTCCTTGGACAGAACGCCGCGCAGGCCGGTCTCGGCATCGCCATTCCACGCGATCTTGTTGTTCAGGTAGTCGATCTGGTAGCGAGCGGACTCAGCCTTGCGGGCATCCAGCGACTTGCCTGCCATAGCAGAGGCACGCATTTCCTGAATGGAGTAGCCGTAGCTGTCGCCCAGAGACTTGATGATGGCGGTGGTGGGCTTACCCTTCACATCAGCACGGGGCAGGTCGGTGGCGTAGTTGCTGATAATCTTCGCCATGCCGGTCTTGTCGTAGCTGTAGTAAGTGACGGTCTCGGCGCCGGGGTTGATTTCACTGGAGACCGGGAACAGCTTCAGCGCGGTGAACTCCGGGTACTCCACATCGTAGGACTGAGACTTGACGTAATCCAGCTCGCGGGCGAAGAACACGGAGGCGTCGCTGTCATCATCGAAGTTCATCTGCGGAGATTCGACCAGAGCGGCCGGAATCTTGGAGTGCAGCAGAGCGTCGTAGTCGTTCTGGTCGTATCTCATGGATTTCTGGTTAGTGTTCATCTGATTTTGTCCTCCTTCTCTCAGACAGTAGGCTTGGCATCGTCGGTGGATGCAGCGTGACCGTCAGCGCCGCTCGCGGCAGGAACGCCGTACAGCTCCACCGGTGCAACGCCATTGCTGGCCGCACCGATGAAACGACCGGGAATTGCGATGCCGCCCTCCTTTGCGAAACAGCCTGCCTCATCGCCTTCCACGATCATGTGCAGGGCATCACCATAGGCGGGTGCAGCGCCGGTCGCCAGACGTACCCAAACGCGGCCACGGCGCATGACACCGACGTTCTGGTTGTTCAGGACGTAGAGCTTCCCCTCCAAATCCTGCTGGCGGTCGAAACCGTTGATGACAACACCCTCGAAGTTATCAGCAGTGCTTGCGCTGGTCGGAAGCGCAACGCTGCTGCCCGGGACCTTGCCGGTGACAACACCAACACCGAAATGCAGCTTGCCGGTCGCCTCCTCATTGAAACGGGAGTCCACCGGGTAGTGGAACATATCGTAGATGCCACCTGCAACGCCCTTGCTGGTTGCATAGCCGTAGGTTTTCTGAACACCCATCTTACTTTTCCTCCTTCTTCATTCTGCGGTCGATCATGCGCTGGCGGGCCTCGGAAGCGGAGCCGGTCTGCTTCACAGGGGGCTTGCCATCGCCGTGCATCATCTGGGAACGCTGATAGTTGGTATCCTTGCGCTCGTTCATCTCGGAAACGGCCATGTCAAACGCTGCGTTGACGTAGGCGGCGCTCTTGCCGTCCAGATGCAGGGTGGGCTTCAGCTTGCCCAAAACGGCCTTCTTGGCGTCCTTGACGCTCATGGTTTCCAGACCATCCATGTTCAGGCGGTCGCCGACACGGACGACACGCAGCAGCTCGCAGAAGTCGTTGGCGGAGTCTGCGCGGTCTTTCTTATCCTGCGCGGCGTTGCCTTCATCGCCGTCGCCATCGGTCTGAGTACCGCCGCAGTCGCCCTCAGCGCCATCAGTGGTCGTGCCAGCAGCTTTCAGAACGTCGATAACTCCCAGCAGGGTGTCGATGTCCTCGTCCTGCTGCGCGATCACGCCCATTGCGCCGGGCATATCTGCCGGGTCGCCCTCAGAATCGCGGCGGTCACGGCGGTCTTTGACCTGCTGAACTGCATCCGGCTGTTCGCCTTCAGCAGTACCGGCGGTCTGCGCAGGCGGCTCTGCGGTAATACCGCCGTCGGCCGCAGCACCAGAACGCTCTGCGCGGCGTTTCTTAAACGCCTCCACAGCAGCGGCCAGCTCCTCCGGGGTGGGAGCGCCATCAGTTCTCTTGGTGGTGTTTTCCATGTTCAGTTTTTCTCCTTTCATGCAGTCGTGGCCCTGCCCATCAATGTTGAGCCGGGCCTGTTCACCAGCCCTCGCCTTATCGACAAGAGCAAGATGGTTGATTTCGATGTCCCGCTGAATGGCATCATAGGGTTGCCCCTCCCAGACACCGGGCGTTTCGTCCAGACGCAGGTTGTAGCCGCAGGACAGCTCACGCATTTTGTACTTTTTCAGGCTGTCGGTGTCGTGGATGATGATTTCTGCACGGACATCATCGCCGTCCCGGTAGCCCTCCGACAAAATCGTGCCGATGCTCTCCTCTTTCACGTTGTCGGTGTCAACGTAGCCAGCATCATGCGTTACGATGATGGGCTTCCCCTTGTAGGACGCAAGGCTCTTTTCAGCAAAGACTTCTTCAGGCAACCGCAGCTCCCGGCGCTCGGAACCGTCCGGGTTGTGATAAACAAAAATGCCCACCGATGTCACGATGGGGTGGTCTACAAGGTAGCCCTCATCTGTGAAATAGGTGGCATCCAGCGGCAGGCTGTCAAAGCGCTGAACCTTCATATCGTTTTCCATGTTGAACAACTCCCCTCTCAGGTCTTACAGGATGGTTTCATCCACGGCCATCGCCCCCTTTCGTGACCGGCAGGTCAACGGTTTTGATGTTGAAGACCGGCAGTGCGCAGCAGCGGCACTGGTAGTCTTTGCCAGGGTGACAGCGCCGCCCGGTCTTTTCATCGACCACCGGCGGGTCATCCCAGCGGAACCGCTTATGGTTCAGCGCAGCATGGCTTGGGCGAACGCGGCTATCGCCAGAGGTTGACCAGACGTACTCCACCACGCCTGCGTCCTGCTGTTGCTGCTGGGTGATGTCACCGTTCAGCTTGGCGATCTGGTCGCGGGCAAGCAGTTGGGCGTGTCGCCGGTCTACGCTGTACGTCCGCTGAATCTGCTTGACGATGGCCGTCGTGGTTTCGCCGTTCCGATAGCCCTCAAGCACGATCTGGCGCATACGCCCCAGACTTTCCTGCGGGATGGTCTTGATGAGCGCCACGTTATCTTCGACCCAGCGTTCCATCATCGTTCTGTACAGCTCGCCGGTGTAGTAGTCATCCATCAGGTCGATGCCCAGCGTGGACTTGACGGCTTTCTTCCACTCACGGATGCTCAACTTCCGCGTGAGCTTTGCCATAGACTCGATCTTGCTGCGCAGGCCAAACATAGAGGTGCGCCGCTCCAGCTCCACGGTCATCTTGGAGAAAACCGTTTTGACCTTTGCAATCAGGTCTGAAGCGTCATCATGGCGCTGACCAGCTTCACGCTCTGCGCGGGCCGCGTCCCTGATCTTCGGCAGATACTCCTTCAGCAGTTCGTTCAAGATACGGATGTAGGCATTGGTGAGCCGCTGGAACTCGCGTTCCGCCTGCACAGGGTACTTGGATGAATATTTGCATATCAGGTTATCGTGACTACCGAAGCGGTGGCGGAGCAGGTCTTGTACCATGTGTCCGTGGACGGTATCATTCACTGTTTTCGCCTCCTTTTCTGGTTCTGAACAGCAAAAAAGCGGCGATTTGCACCGCCGCAGTTGAGATTATGGCTTAATGCCTTCTGAGAGCTTCTGATGAGTGCCGGGAAACGTCCCAAATGTGCTTGTGGGATGATTTTGTGTCAGAGGGTTGAAAGCCGCTGGATGGCTTTATTTGCGGCAGTTGCAAAAAGCCCCTGCCTGATGCTCGGCCCCGCGCTCGCACCGTTGGCAAATTTGAACGAAGTGAAAATTTGACAACAGGTTACGGTTTGGTTGGGTAAGGTACGGTTATAGTCGGACGCTCCGCCGGATTGTCCGGTGGACGTTCCTGCGGATTTTGGCCTATTTTCGGCCATTTTTGAATATTTATCCAAAAACAGCCAATTTCGGGCTTCGTGTTTTCCGACCATTTCGGTGATTGCGGTGGAAAAACGGCTCTTTTCTGGTTTACAATCGCCCTGATGTCGGTTTACAATGTGGTGAACTGCGGTAAAACAGGCGGTTCCTTACACAGCAGGCGGAAGGTTTCACGGCCCTTCGGGGTGATGAGCGTCTGGGTCCCGGTCCAATCATTGTGCCGACCCTTGCCCTCCTTCACCTCGAACAGACCGTTGTTCTTTGCCGCATACGGCATTAGCTTGTTCTTCTGGTCACGGTAGACGTACCTGTGGTCGAGCAGCCAGCCGATGAAGTCCTTCTCCTTGATGCCCAGCTCCTTGGCGGTTTCGCGGAAGTTGGTCAGCAGGTTCCGGGCCACCAGCTCGTCAAAATACTCGGCCTTCGGCTGCATGATCTGGTTCTGCGCCGTCAGCTCCTTGATGCGGGCATCGCGGTCAGTCAGGGTCTTCTGCGCGACCAGCAGGGCCTTTGCCATAAGCTCCTGCGGGGAAAGCTCCTCCTGCCCGGCAATGTAGCCGCCGTTCTTGCGGATGCTGGGCAGCACCACGGCCGTGACCCACTTGCGGAAGGGTTTGGCCTCCGGCTTATCGCTGCGCAGGATGACGTTGTACAGGCCGGACTCGCTGATGATGGTGGCATTCTGCACGCCGCCAAGGGTGTCAATCTGACTTACCCCCTTCTCATCCTCGTCCAGACGGTCTGCAACCATGCGGCTGTTGCCCAACCCTAAGACTTCGCACACATCCCGCAGAACGAACCACGGTTCGCCGTTCAGGTTCAGGGTGCGCATGGGTTTGTTTTCGTCATATCTGTAAATCGTGACCTTGTTCATGCTCTTTCTCCGTTCCGTTTTTGAGATGGGAAATTCGGGCAAACAAAAAGAGCGGTGGTTTCCCATCGCTCTTACACAGCAGAAAAGCCGCAAACCTCACATGAGGCGTACGGCTCGCTGCATCAGGCTATTCTGTTGTAGATACTCCAGTCCACGAAGGGTTATCCTCGTTCTATGGCCGAAGACCTCGATATATCCGGCATCCTCCAGCAACCGGTAGATTGCAATGAAGTTGTACATTGCAATCACTCTACCTTCTGCCCGTTCTTCCATGCCTCGCGGGCTTGGTTCAGGCTCATGTGGTTCTCGCAGTCCTCCTCATCAGGAAACTCCTCCTGATAGCGGTCATGGAACCACTTGCAGACATCGCAGACATCGCCGTCATCGACAAGTTCGGTCTGCCCGCATACCGGGCATTTAACTGCCTTGCTCATCGTCTTCCTCCTTCAGGTCCTTTTCCTTATTGAACTCGTAATACTTCATGGCGGCTTCGGGCCGTGCCTCGCCAGTCTTTCGGTTGCACTTGGCTTTCATGTAGGTTTTAAGCGGCCCACCGGGAACACCGGTTGCGTACTCTGTCGTTTTGGTGTTGAACCGAACAACTACGCCATCAGGCCGAGCATAACCAATAACATCACTGCCACAAGGCTGCTTCAGAAAGTCGATGCCTTTCTGCTGGTATTCCTCTTTCGTCGCAAAGCCCATCTCAGCCAGCCCGTGGCGGGTGGCATGATCTTCAAGCCTTGCAGGAGAAGCAAACCCAGTGCAGGGAACATTTTCGCCTTCGGGAGATACCGCAGACCCGCTTTCGGTGGAGCCAGAGCTGCTACCCTCGCCCTCTGCGAACTGCCCGTTTTCATCCCGTGGGTGGTCGGCTTCGTTGAAGTCCATCCTATCTTTCATCTTAGCATTTTGTGCATCCGATGTCAAACCGGGATTTGACGATAAAACGTCGAGCAACGCGGCGATGCTCTGGGCAAACGGCGGGAACAGACGTTCCGGATTCTGAGTGGACAGCTCGGCCACCTTTTCGGCGGTGATGAACCCCGGAGAGGTCATCTCGCCATCAGCGCACCGGATGCTGCCGTCAAAATCCGTGCAGAGAAACACATGGGACGGGCAGTACGGCGGTTTCAGGTCACTCAGGAAGGCTACCGGCATGAGGTCTTTCGGCGTGATGCCAAACTCCTCCTGCGTTTCGCGGATGGCTGCATCTTCCGGGGACTCCCCCGCCTCGATATGCCCACCCGGTCCACCAACAGAGCCGCCCTTCAGGCGAGTGCCGCAGAGAAACCGGCCATCCTGCACAACAAGAACGCCGACACCATAGTCAGTGTCGGTGGCATCGGCATTGGTGGTCGGCGGAGTGGCCGTAGGTGCTACGGTAGTGCTCTGTTCCTCGCCGCCCGGAGCCTGCCCCTGCTCAATGTTCTTCTGGGCGGCTTCCACGTCGCTCATGGTGCTCGGCTCAGTACCCAGCAACGACTGCAACAGATCATCCTCGTCATCCTCGGAGATGATGTCTTCGACATCAAACTCCTCATCGGACGCAAGGCGGCGGCGCACCTCGGTGGGGTCGAGCGCCTGCATATCGACGTATGCCTGCGCAGTCTGGGCCTTGACCAGAGCGGTCTGAGCCTTGGTCTGGTCAACTGCGGCCTGCTCTGTGTCGCTCAGGCTCCACAGGGGCTTGAACTCCAGTTTGTAGTCGGGTTCCTCGGCCACATCGCCTGAAGCGATGCCCGCCCGGAACACAACGTCCAGCAGTGTGCGGAGGTTACGCTTCAGCATCAAGCGCTGAATCTTCTCCACAAAGTTGTAATAGCTCTCGAAGTCACTGTCGCCGGTGGCGTTCATGCCGGCCGGTGAACGGCCAAACAGAATCGTCTGGGGGATGTTCGTCAGCGCGGACAGCATATTGCAGGTTGCGTCGATGACATCCTTGACACCGGAAAACTGGAACGTCTTGAAGTCGTACTGCTCTCCCTCGGAGTCAATGGCGATGCTGTTCAGCAGACCACGGGAAGTGTCTACAAGCTGTAGGCGCTTCAGCACTTGGTTCTCGCCGTCATCCGTGGTCAGCAGAGAGGCAAGGCCCTTCATGCTGTAGATAGCCTGCACGCTCCGCTCCAGCAGCTTCACGCTGTCGGTGTGGGCTGTTACGGTTTCCCGCAACGCCCGGCGAATGCGGACGTATTCAGGCATACCCCAGAACAGGTAGGTTGCATTGGAGGTCTGCTCCGGCAGAACGCCGTTGCGGAACACCAGACATCGGCTCTCATGGACCTTGAAGGAACCGTAGATGCTGGAAACATAGTAATATTCCGGCTGTCCGAACTTGGACACCCGGTTCCCAACGCCCTTCCCGCCGTAGTCCTGCTGGTACAGGCTGGCGTAGTCAGGCTGCACGATGGAGCGCTCATAGACGCGCAGCTCATCAATGCTACGGATATGTTCCCAGTCAACAGGCTCCTCCAGCCCGCGCCCATCGTCGATCAGCATGACGATAAGAGCGCCACCGTAGAGCCGCGCCCACTTGATTGCGGTGGCGGCTCTCTCTTCCCATTCGAGATCATCCAGAGCGTCTTCTACAAAGGCGTTCAACTCGTCGCTTTTCAGGTTCAGGTCGAAGCCATGCTTCAGCGCTTCCTCGGCAGGCGTATCAATGATTTTGGAGAACAGCCCGTTGCCCTCATACAGCCCGGTGAGCTGCATATCAGGGATGACCGGCTCCCGTTCAAACTTGTACGCCTCGGAGTTGTCCTGCTTGGTTCCGTACTTGTTCAGGAGGTTCACATAGCCATCCTCACGATGCGGACGCACAGCGCCGTTCTTCCGCCGGAGGATTTCACGGCCACGCTCATTCAAGCGCCGACGCTCGGCCTCATCTTCAGGTATGTGCATTGCGCTTCCTCCTTCCTGTTAAAATTCAATGCGTCCATCCGACTCGTTCCAGATGCCAGAGGATACCACAACATCCGTCAGGGTGTTGAAGGTGACATAGTATGGATTGCCGGTAACATCAGCGCTCAGAATCAGCTCCAGCAACTTCACGCGGGCCAGCAGGTCGTTGATGCTGGATTCATGGCCATTGAGCAGGCTTTTCAGAAGCGTCCAGAACAGCAGCAGGTTCCCACTGCCCAGATATTTCTCGCTGCTTGCGGTCATGTTGTTGTAAATGCCCTTGATGAGGCCATCATCCGCCTTTGCCACACTTTCCCGTGTAGCATAGCTGGTGAGGTCCACCTCGGCAGAGCCGACGATCTCAAAGATGCCGTGGATGAGCTTGTACGCTCTGTACTGCTTCCCAGCTTCACTGTTGTTCTTACGAAGGAAATAAATGGTGTCAGCGTTGGCCTCGCTGGGCGCAGGGAGAGCATCGACATGGACGGCTTTCAGATGCCCGGCCCCGTTGACCTTTTCCTCAACATCTTCCGTCGTGGCATAGCCGGAGTCGTTCTCCAGCGTAGAGGTCTTGGTCGGGACCTCGATGTTCACGACTTTGTTGTCGGGAGGGATAGCCTGCCCATTCCTCTGGATGCTAACGATGACGTTTTCTTCCGCATTGGCAGGAGCATGAGCCGACTGTACATGATCTTCGCAGGTCTTCAGTGAATCGTTGATGTCCTTGATGATGTCTTCCATCGCAGAAGACAACGCTGCAATCTGTTCCGCCGTGTAACCCTTTGCCTTCAGAGAAGCAAGCCTAAGCGCTTCAAGCGTGTTGAGTTTGTCGCTCATGTTCGCTTTCCTTTCCAAAAATAACAGCGGCAGGAGTCCATTCCCATGCCGCTGCATTCTTACTTATGGGTTATCAGGCGGTTGCGCCAAAGACCTCGGTCAGCATCTCAGTGACCTCAGTGTCGGTGGCGATGGTAACGACCGCGGTCTCCACGCCATTGATCTTAATATTGCCTTCGGTGGTGCTGGCCTCGACCTTGGTAGCACCCTCAGCAATGCCTTCAACCTTGGTGGAGGTGGCGTCCCACTTTGCCTTATCGCCGGTAGCGATCTTGTCCAGCTCGGCCGCATTGGCGTGAGAGTGCTTCTTGCTGACGGCATCCTTGATGTTGGCGTTGGTCTGGTCGTAGGTGTCCAGCAGTGCCTTGTTGGCGTGCTCATGGGCCTTGTTCAGGGCGGTCTGCACCTCGGTCTCCAGCTTTGCCTTAGTGATTGCGCCGTCGGTGATAGATGCGGTGACCTTATGAGTCTGCTCATCAATGGCGATGACAACCATATCACCCGCAGCAGAGCCGGAGGTAACGTACTCGATCAGGCCGCCGACATCAATGTACAGGGTGTCGTTGGTGGCATTTGCCAGAACCAGCTTGATATAAGTGCCTTTGGGCTGGCCGGTGGGATTGGTCACAACAGAGCCAGACTTAACCACCATATCCTTCGGAATGTTGATGGCCGCGCCAACGGCAACGCCATCCTTCATGAGCTGGTAGACAGCAGCATAGTCGCCGGACTTCTCAGACTTCTCCACAGTATAGCCGGGAACCTTGATGTCCACAGCCTTATCCTCGATGCTCTGCACCACGCCGTTGACCTTAATGGTCTCCAGCACGTTGGCCTGTGCGCCAACATCTTCCAGAGCCTTAACACGAGCAGCAACAGCGTCGCTCTCAGCCTTAGCTTTCTGTGCGAGCTGCTTCAGGTGCTTCAGGCGGGCCAGCTTTTCCTCATTGTATGCCATATCGTTCATTCCTCCATATCGTTATCAGGTGTTATCGGTGGGAAATACTTCACTCAGCATCTCGCTCACTTCGGAATCGGTCGCAATATCAACTGCGGCAGCGCCCAGAGGGGCGAGATCGCCGTCAGCGTTCTGGATGGTGTATGCCGTAGCAACGCCATCTGCGACCACGGAGAGAACCTGACCAATGTATGCGGTCGGGTTCGTCTTTGCATAGTTCTGCGCCTCAGCCAGAGAAGGCCAGACGCAGGTCGGGTCAAGAGCAAAAGCATCCTGACGTTTCATGCTCAGGGGGAACTCCATGTTGGAGTATGCCTTTGCGGTATTGTTCACAGCCATGTTCAGTTCCTCCCCTCTCAGCCCAGCGTAACCTTGAGGACTGCGGCATTGCCATAGGCAACAGCAGGCTCAAAGACCCAGACGTTGTAATCCTTCGCCGCATAGCCATTTGCGCCCTCGACGGACACGGTAGACTTGGTGAAGGTGCTGGTGACATCCGCGTTCATCGCGGTTTCGTTGATGACCTTGGTGACACCCTTGGCCGTCGCAATGCAGGCGATCGCCACACGCTGCGCACCGACGGGGACGTTGATGGTCAGCGTACCGGCGGCGTAAGCCTTGCCGGTCTTGCCCAGCGCACGGATGGCCGCACTGTCCAGAGCAGGCTTGTCAGCGGACGTACCGTAGAACACGTTGCGGAACGGGGTGTAGGCAGCGGTGTCCTTGGTTTTGCTGCCTGCTGCAATGGCAACGACCGGGCTGGAGTCAGCGCCGAGATTGTCCTTTGCGGTCACGCCTGCACCGTGGGTTGCAGTCACGCGGTACTTCAGGCTGGACACGGCATTGTCGCCTGCATCGCCGATGATGAAGCCAGCGCCGCCGTTGTTGTCAGAGCCAGCGGTCAGGGATGCTGCATCAGCAGTAGTCACCTGCGTGGTGGCCGCATTGGTGATACGCTCGACCTTCCAGTTGGTGGCGGTAACGCCGGTGGCCGGGCCGTACTGGTAGGAGCCAGCATTCAGCGTTGCGCCAGAGTAGGCCGCAGCAGCTACCTTAGTGCCGGCCTCAGCAGCACCAGCACCGGTCAGCGTGAACGTGCCGATGGACGGCTGGGCGGTGATGCTGGGCTGGAGCCGCTTGCTGAAAATCTCGGTCAGGGCATCCATGACGCTCTTGCCTTTGGTGGCGAAAGTGGCCGTGCCGTTCTGGCTCTTGGTCAGGTTGCCGACCTGCGTATAGCCACCGGCCAGCATGATGTTCTCGCGCAGGATGACCTTATTGGCATCAACATTGCCGGTCATCGCCACCCACGCCTTGCCGTTGTAGAAGTAGGCGGACTTCTCGTAGGTAGAGTTGCCAACGGTGGTCGTGACCACGAAGACATCGCCCTTCTTGACGGCCACGTCGGTGTGCGCCTTGAAATACGCGGCGATAACCGAATCATCGGATGCAGACAGGTCTTCCTTCGTGCCTGCATACGCCGTGCCGCCGATTCCTCCAGAAACGGCATTCAACTGGTCGATGGTCGCATAGTTGCTCAGGTCAACGGTGGTGTCATCCAGACGGACGACTTTCTCACCGACCTTAGCGTAAATGTCGTAGTACCCGGTGGCAGCATTCATCACCAGATACAGCACATTATCCTGCGCCTCATCGTTGGAAGGAACCTTCTCAACTTTCTCGAAGCGTGCATGAGCAGACTTTGCAATGGCGGTGGCGATGGCACTGTTGATTGCCTCGGTCGTCATGCTGTCTGCTGCATCCATCTTTCCGTCAATAACGGACTTCAGAGCAGCCGAGAGGTCAGCTTCCGAAATTTCGCTCTTCTTGGCGAGGGAGCCAAGCTCGGATGCCAGCGTGTACTTCGCCAGCTCCTGCTTCACTCTCTCCGCCTGCGCCTGCAACTGAGCGAGGGTTACAAGCTTACTTGCGGATACGGGCATTTGCATACCTCCAAAATTATATTTCACAGCAGTTTCAGCGCTGCTATGACGAATTAAGGCCCTCTTTCAAGGGCGAGAGGACATCAGCCAAATACTTTGTTGAGCATATCGGCTACGTCCTTATCGGTGGCAATGTCATCCTCGCTGACGTTCTTGTCATTGGAGTCCGAGCCACCGGGGTCTGGTTTGGGAGCTTCCGATTTGCCAAACACAGTGTCCAGCATATCTTTGACTTCTTCGTCCTTTGCGACTTTCCCGTCGGCGACCTGACCTTGTGCCAAATATCGCAGCAGGTCACAATCGCCGCCATCGCCACACTTCTGAACGGTGATAGCCTGCATGATGTCCCACTTCTGCGTAGTTTTCTTCCGGCCGTCCAGCCCGAAACCGACCACGGAAACGTAGAGCTTGCCGGGCTTCAGCACATCCTTCGGGATGTAGAACGCCTCATCGGCAAACTGCACCGGGACGGGCTTGGGACAAGCGCTGCTCGTGAAGACGACGATCTTGTCCAGTTCATCCCACGAGCTGTCAAATTTGAATGCGGCCTGCACAATGTCTACGCTGCCTGCGACAAGCTGGCCTTTCAGGTCATGGGTGATTTTCTGGTCATTGACCGAGAAAATAATCAGCATTGCATTCACCTCTTTTCTTACGTTATCAGCGAACGAATATCAAACGTATTGTCGTTGTAATAGGCGTTCGCCTGCGAATAGCAGTCAACTTGGTCATCGTGCGCACCGCTTGGGAACGCCGCCATTTCCTCCACAAAGTCCATCACCCACGGGCAGGCAGATGCCGCTGGGATGTAGACGTTCCCAGCTTCAGCCACAGCGGTGGTCGCATGGGCGCGGACCACCTTGCCGCCAAACGGCTCCACCGGGATGATTCCGGGGATTTCTTTCTTCAGCACGTCGATGACCGCCGTGCCGTTGGCCTTGTCTTCGACCAGCTTTCTTGTGGTCTGGGGCCACTTGGAGGAAAGCCCGCGCATGGCATCCAGCGTTTCCGTGAAGCTCATGCGGCCACGCACCTGATCGAGCAGATAGCGGTCTGCGCCTTTCCTTGCCCAGACCTGTCCAACAACGAAGTCTGAACCGTCCTTGTCCTTGAAGGTGCAGTCCCACGACTGGATGAAGTCATGCAGGCCGGACGGCAGCGCCGCCCAGCGTTTCCACCACTCTCTCTTGAACATACCGCCGGAGCTCGGTGTGGGGGTCTGCATATACAGAGAAGACCATGCGTATGTACCGACGGTCTCTTTCTGTTGTGCAGCCCATGCTTCGTCGTAGCCGCCCGCAGGCCACAGCGCCTCGCCTAGCTCACGGCCCAGAGGGTCGGTAGCCGGGTCTTCGCAAACGGCCGGGAGCGAGATAATGTCCCAGTCCT